CACGTATTCCGAGGCCTTCGGGTGGTACTGCACCACGCAGTCCTCCGGGCCCCAGAAGATGGCCTTGATCGCGCACATCAGGGCCCAGTCCGGCGGCGCTTCCTGCGTGCGCACGCTGACATGCTCCCAACCAGCGCCAGCGGCGGCGATGATCTGCACGCCAAAGAGCTTTTCGCCCTGCAGCATCGGAATGATGAACGCGCCGCTGTTGCCAAAACTGGCATCGCTGGCCATCGGGCCGGTGGTGACGCGGTAAATCTCGGGTACACAGAAAGCCATCAGGATTGACCTATCGGTTCAGGGGTTGGAGTGACGCGGCGGTTCCAGCGCTCGATGTGCGCTTCTTGCCCGAGGGGTACGCAGATCGACGCCAGGAAACACGTCGAACACTCGATGTTGACTAGGCCCATCGACTCGAATTCGTAGGCAACCCCGCCGCAGCAGGGGCATGGCAGCAGTTCACTCATCGCGGCCCCATTTGTTGAATTTCTTGCATCAGGTGGTCCAGCTGCTGGTGATGGGCGTCGTCCGCCGCGATCGCGGCCAAGCGCAGGCACGCGCCCAGCCCATCCAAGCGCTTGTGCCAGAACTCGTTGATCAGCCGGTCGTTGATTTGCAGTCGGTAGAGCGTGCGGCCTTCCGCATCGCGTTCAGCGGTGTTGATGATCGCGATCATGCGTGCACGACCTTGGCGCTGGCCATGATCTTGCGTTGGCGGCGACGGGCCAGCCAGCGCGACGGCGACGGCAGCATGTCGCGGAACTTCAGTTTGACGCGGGGGGTCTGGATTTGCTTGACCATCTGCTGGTGCAGCCGCGTCAGTTGGGCTACCGCACGGGCGTAGGGTCCGGCCAACGCGAGACGCATGTCCGGGGGGAAGCCGTCGTATTCCTCTTGCAGCGTGCTCAGTTCCTTGGCCACCAACTGCGCATGGTCGATGCACCGTTGCTGGATGTCGGCCCACGCCGCCAAACCGCCGAGTTTCCACGACAGCCAAATGCTGAGGATCAAACCAATGAACGGCATGTTGGTGGCGTGCATCCACACCTGGACGAACACCTGGACCGCGATCAAGGCCAACAGCATGTGCGACGTCAAAATGGCGCGCAGAACTTTCAGGGGATTACGCATCCGTGGGTTCCCTCTTTTTCGATAACAAAGCGCGCAGTCCCGTCGTGATCACAAATTCGCGAACGTCGGCCAACGTGCGTTCCTGGTTGAAGTTTGAGAATAGATCCTGAGCCCGAATTTCACCGTCCAGGGTTTCATCGAAGTCGTAACGCAACGCGCTGGACACCGCGCCGGGCAAGGCGAAGCGCAGGTTCACGCAGTGACCATCGAGCGTGATCAGCACTTGGCCTAAGTCCTCGGCCCAGTAGAGTTTGGCGAATTCTTGCAATGGGGAATCCCCTGAATGATGCGGTTGTAGACCTCGTCCCGGTGCACGGAAACGCTGCGGGGGGCATCCACGCCAAGGCGGGCAATTCTGCCATTCACACCCATCACCACAATGCGGATGTTGTCACCAATGCTGATCACATCGTCAGCTCGGCACACAATGACGGTTTCTTCGTACTCACGTTCCACTGCCCTACTCCTTGTTGATGAACACGCTGTAAACCCACAAGCCCGGTGTAAGGATGTCGGCCCTTGGCCTCCACAGCCTATCGGCCTGGCCTCCACTTCGTTCCAGCACAGCCCGGGGGCAAAATGCTGTCGGCTGAAGCCTCCGCAGGCTACCGAGCCTTTTGTTCCTGCTGCGCGTCACAAAAGGCTCGACCTCCTAGAAAAATCCTAGGATGTCCGCCTTGTCACCCACTATTGGCTGGTAAATGCCTCTACCTGTCGCCCTCTGCCCGCTGGGTGAACACGTCCTAGACCTGCTGCACTGGCTGAGCCTACCCTGCTGGGCGCTCCCTCGACGTTTTTAGAGTGGTGTCGGTGTAATTCCCCTTACCCACTTGCCAGAGCCCTAGGCTTGCGAACCCTAGAAGGCATGACGCGCGTCGTGCGGTGACCGATATGCAGAGACTCCCCGTTTCGGTCCATCATCACGGCAGCGAGGGGGTAACAAACACGCGAGCCCAACCCCCCTCGGCCACGCTTGCGCGCCGAAGTAATGACATTGGAATCGGGGTTGAGGTTGGTTTAGTTGATCGCACGGCTAAGTTCCGCGTATTATCGCTAACCCAAGTCTCGTTTTCCCGCCGCCACAGCAGAGAACTCCCCGAGACTTTGGCCGGAGGTGCTGAATACACCCGCCGGCCTCAAAAAAGCCCCCGCTGAATAAGCGGGGGCTTTTTCGTTATACGCCAACAGGATACGAAGCAAATGGTGCTCTGTACAAGCCTAGGGGGGCCATTGACTTTTGGCACGGTGCCATTACTGGCCCAGTTTAGGGCACACATAATATTACAAACACCCTGCAATCATTGAAGATTGCGCCTGTAACAATCGGGTGAAAAACCCGACAAAATAGGCATAAAAAAGTTCATGGCTATCGCGGGTTTGCCTGAAAAACGAGGCAAACATAACTTTTTTTTCATCTTTCGCTACGCTTAGTCATAAGGCCGCACATTCCAAAACCAAGACGGCCGAGGCAACTCTCAAAGGTTTTCTCATGACCGAGCACAGCCCAGAAGTGACTGTGGTGTATCGCCTTGACGCGCTGCACCGGGATTTGGAAGTGGTTGGGGTTTACACCCAGCGGAAAGAAGCAGAAGCGCACTTGGCGGACATCGCCGCCGAACGCTGCCCGATCACGGTATCAATGAGCATGGATAGCGCCCTCGCCACCTTGCGCGAGGAAGGCCGCTTCACCCTCTCCCATGTGCTGCAACATCGCCTCGATCAACTGTCCGAACGTGTGGGCCAACTGAGCGCCGTGGTCGCCTGCCAGCTGGAGGCCGCATGAACATGATGGTCAACAGCCCCGAGATCGAAAAAATCATTAATGAGTTGATTGGCATTGAGGGGGACGGCTCCGGGCGCATTGATAAAAATGACGCCGGGGGTGCAACTCGCTTTGGCATCACCGAGGAAGTCGCCCGCTCCCACGGGTACAACGGGGCGATGCGGGACCTGCCCCGGGACACCGCCGAGGTCATCTACCTGCGTGAGTATTTCGTCCGCCCCAAGTTCGACCAGGTGCTGCTGCGCAGCCGCCCGTTGGCGGCCGAGTTGTTCGAGATCGAGGTCAACCTGCCCCCGGGCCGGGCGGCCACCTTCCTCCAACGCTCGCTAAATGCGCTCAACGACCCGGATGGCGACGGCCTCATCAACTACCCGCAACTCGAAACCGATGGCAACCTCGGCCCGGTCAGCTTTGCCTCCCTGGACGCCTTCCTCAAGCTGCGCAAAGCGGCCGGTGAACGCTGCCTGCTCGCACTGATCAACTCGCAGCAGGCCGTGTACTATCTGGAGCGCACGGAAGCCCGCGTGAAGAACAAGAAGTTTGTGTTCGGGTGGGTCCAGAACCGAGTCCAGATCGCATAACCAAGGCGTAACCACATGACAATGACACCCGACCAAGTGCTGCTGCAACTTGAAGAAATTTTGATCGGCGACCCCGAGTCCGCTGCGCGGTACCGGCGGATGTTGGACCTGCAGGAAAGCGCGGAATCGGTGGCTGACATCTTTGCCGCCTACCGTTTCGGGGTGATCCCGCAGAACGCCGGACCCGTCCAGGTCAAGGAGACCGAGCAGGCGGTGTATGCCGCGTGCCACACGGTGCTGACGGTGTTTTTGCGCAAGGTCGATGAATCGGCCGACGATGGGAGCGGCCCAGAAGATTGGTTGGAGGCGCGAATGAGGGAGTGTCAAAGCTACGCCGTGGAACACGCGGCGGGGAAATTGGCGGCTGCGGGGGGTGTGACGATTTGAGGGGTTGACCGGGGCTCGGGGTCTTCCACCCCTGAAATCGCCCAAGCGCCTCAGTCAAGAGGTAAACTAGCAGGCCCCACGCGACACACACAAGCGCCGCGTGGGGCCTCTCCATTTCTGACCAGTTGATTGCCACGATGAAAACCGCCCCACCAGAACAGCGCGACCGCCCCCTATTGAATTGGACCGAGGAACAGGTGCAAGCCATGGGCTACCCGTTTGTGCGGCAGCTCGACGACGGCAGGTGGTTGGGCGTGGCGCCGATGACCTACGGCAAGGGCCGACTGTTTGTCGATCTCGACCGGTGCGGGTTCACGGCGTGTTACTGCTACAGCAGCGTGGCCTTGGCGATTGTCGCCATGGCCACGTTCAATCCCGAGCAGGAAGATGAGCCGGATGGCTGGTTCAAAGACCCGATGCGCGGGCGCCATCGCCCTGACGGCGACAAGACCCGCGAATACTCCGAACGCGGTTAAGCACCCATGCTCGCCCGCGCCTTGGCCAGCAGCTGGGCGTGGCGGCGGCGGTTGCGCCAGAACCGGTAGTAGGCGATCACGAACAGCAGCGGCAACCACACCACCGAGGTGGCCAGCAGCGCCAAAATGAACCCCGCACCAAGCACCCCGATAATCATCGAACCCGCGCCGCCCAGCATCATCAGGAAACCCCACAGCACCTGACGCAGCATGCCCCGGGGGAACCCCAGCTCGACCACTTCCTCAACCCCCGCCACCCGAAAATGCCCTGGCTTCACCAACAAGCACCACAGCATCCACAGCACCGCTGCGCATCCGCTGCGCGTATCAAGCATGCGCGTCTGTACCAGTTCCGCTAGTTTCATTGAACACCGCCTTTTTTATGAGTTCCAGACATTGATTCTGGCTGAACATTCGGCGGTGGTTGTACGGCCACCACAATCCGTCGACGCGCATACGGTAGTAGTGCATCAAATTGTTGATCGGGATGGGCTCCCCTATGGCGTTATCGAAGGCCTGAGTCGGGAAGTTTTTACCGTTGAAAAGCTCAACTTTCTTTGAACGGCCACTGGCGTGGCGCACCCATAAAACGGTTTCTGGCTTCCGTTTCTCAGACATTGGATTCCTTCCACAAATAGGGAAAATCGAACCGCACCTATACTTCCAATACGTTGCCTCGTTTTTGAGGCAAGTCAAGCCGGGTAATTATGCGCAGGTCGAGGGCTGATACACAGCCCCGCCGTCCTCCAAGGACACTGCCTTACCCGCCTTTTTCAGCGCCATTTTGCGCAGCCTCGGGGGCTTTCCGTTGTCTCAATCAAGTGTCATTTCGCGCACAGGCCAAGGGTCTGGATTATCGCCTGAAGAAGCCGCCTTTCAACAGCTCGCCGCCGCGCTAATTAAACTGAAATTCGACCCCGTTTTACTGTGCGGTTGGCGGTCATTTGGGCACTGGCTGGAAATTCTTTCGGGGCTGACCCTGGTGACTGAAGGCCGGGCGGCGGACGGGCGCGGCGCGACCGAATTCATCCAGACGGCCAGGGCGTGTGGGTGGGTGCGCTTCGAGCTGCAGCGCGAGACCATCATGGTCCGCTCGGCCATCGCCTACACCGTCGAGCCAATGCCGGTGGTGTTGATGCTCTCGAACGCCATGGAGCCGGATGAGCTGCTGATCTACAACGCGAAGACGGTACAAAAACGGGGTCGCCATTGATGAACGACTACTCCGGCTTCGACGCCCCCGCCACGCCCCAGCCCCGGCCGCAACTGAAGACCGAGGGCTTGCAGCCCCTGCCCCCTGCTGAGAAACCCGTCGTCGGCGAGAGCCCCCGCACGATGGTCTTCGCCGAGACCGACATGGGCCGCGCCGCCAACGGCCTCAATGTGTTCATCCACGACTTCCTGCCCAAGCTGTCGAAAGAGCAGCTGCACCGGCTGGTGTCGTCGTTGCCGGCGGGCAGTCAGGAAACCACCGGGCAAGGTTATGGCGCGGACTTCTCGCTGGCCGACGAGATCGGCCTGCAGATCGTGGCGGTGCAGAACCTGCGGCAACACGTTTTCCCGAACGGCCACCTGCGCGAAGGCTGCAACATCCGCGAGGCGAAAGAGGTGCTGACTACCTGCAACGTGATGTGCAAGACGTTGATGGACAACCACGAACGGATCATGAGCATGGAGCGCATGCGCGCCGTGGAAGCCGCGACCGTGGACATTCTGATGGACCTCGGCGACGACCTGAAAGAGCGGTTCCTCGAACGGCTGCGTGCCCGTCTTGAGGGCCTGTCATGAGTGCGGGCCTGCGTCCTGAGCTGGAGGTTTATCTAGAGCGCTTGCGCATGCAGGCCTATGACGCGCGGGACTTCAGCGGCATTCCGAAGTGGCTGAGTAACCACACCACCGACCCGATGGACCCGTCGCGACCGTGGACGTTTCACGAACACGAGTACCAGCCGGAGATCCTGGCCGACACCACGCCCGACATCGCCATGCAGAAATGTTCGCAGGTGGGGGCCAGTGAAATCTGGGTGCGCATGATGTTGGCCATGATGGCGATCAGCAAGAAGATCACCATCATTTACATCCTGCCCACCACCGCCCTGTCCAAGCGGTTCGCCCAAGGCCGGATCAACCCGGTGCTCGATGACTCGAAAACGCTGAAGGCGATGATCGACAAGGACCTCAACAACAACGAGCAAAAGCGCCTCGGCCGCTCGCTGTTGTACATCTCCGGCACCTTCGGCAAGGTCTCGGCGATCTCGGTACCGGCGCAGGCGTTGTTCCGCGACGAAGTTGATTTCTGTAACCAGCGCGTCTTGACCACCTTCGACTCGCGCCTTGGCCACAGCAAAGAAGGCGACGGACTCAAGCGCAGCTTCTCGACGCCGACGGTGTTCAAGTACGGCATCAACCAGATGTTCGAGGAAGGCAGCCAAGCACACTACGCAACCAAGTGCCCGCACTGTCACGACTACATGGTGCTCGACTACTTCCGTGACGTCGTGATTCCCGGGTTCGACGGCACCCTGCGCGACTTCGAGAAGTCCGACCTAATCAACCCCGCGGTGAAAGTGCTCGATGCGTACTTTCTTTGCCCGCTGTGTCGGCACAGTCTGAAGCACTCGGATTTCATGCAGCCGCACCGGCGCAAGTGGATTCACCAGTACCCCGACCGCGCCAAGCACTCGTACCAGGTCATCCCCATCGACGTGCCCGCGATCAACCCGCTGTCGCGGACGCTGGTGCAGATCAATGACTACGACGCGAAAAAAGACTGGGTCAATTTCAAGTTGGGCTTGCCGTTCGAGGATGCGCAGTCGTCGTTCCTGGACGAAGAAATGGTCAACCACGCGACCACGCTGCACATGCCCCGCCCGGAAGACAGCGAATTCAACGGCATGCGCCTGACCTCGGGGACCTATCTGGGCCTCGACGTCGGCAAAACCTGCTGGTTGACGATCACCGTGCCGAACGATCGAGGCGGCGAGGATATTTTGTACCAGGAGCGGTTGCGCCAAGACGGCGACAACTATGTGGGCAAACGCACCATGCTGTTGTTCCAGCTGTTCGGCTGCGTGTGCGGGGTCGTCGACTCGGGCCCCGACATCACGCTGGCCCAGCACCTGGTGAAAGAAGGCAAGGGCCGGATCTACGCCTGCCGCTACTACACCGGCGCGACCAAGACCCTGAAAACCCTCGACGTACTGATCAGCCGAGACGAAGAACAGGGGTTGGTCACCGTCAACCGCACCGCGCTTTACGACAACCTGGTGCGCCGCGTGAACAAGGGCAGCACCCGACTGACCAGCAACTGCGCGGAATACGAATTGGCCCGCTCGCACCTGCGGTCGTTCAAGCGCATCGAGACGCGCGACACCGAAAGCGGCGAGACCATCATCCAGTGGGTCGCCACCGGCGACGACCACTACACCCACTCCCTCGGCTACTGCGACGTGGCCAGACGCATCATCGCGGTGCCACCCAAAGAGATCGTCGTGCCCTACATCCCGACGCTGGGCAAGGTCTCAATGAAGGACGGCAGCGACCCAGACGAGAAACCCGTGCTCTGGTTACCCCCCGGTTTTTCGAGGTGAACCCCTGAGTATTGCGGGTATTTTTGCTTTCGCAACCCCTTATTCCAAAACCACGTCTACGCTTTAGTTTTAAGAGCGCGTTACATCTAAAGCGCCATGGCCGGGGGGCCGAAGCAGTGCCGGGAGTTAATCCGCAGCCTATTGTTTTGCCGCGCTCGTTGGTGACGAAAGCCATCACTGAGTCGGTGTTCGAGCGCGCGGGCGTAGACCAAATCGTGCCCCGGGACAGCCGCACCCAAGTCAACGAGTCGATCACCGCGAGTCGCGCCCGCAACAGCATGATTGGCTCGATCCGCGACCTGTATTCGCGGGAAGGCACTTTTTCCTCGGCTGCCTTCAGTTTCGTCGAGGTCGCCCTCTCCGGGTACACCGCCAAGGCGTACAACACCCAGACCGGGCAGTTCGACTTGGCGGGCAGCCTGATGGCCCGCCAGATCATTGCCAACATCGACACCCTGTCCGACTACAGCCAAGGCTACGGCGACAAGACTTCGTTCGATTGCCTGCTGGAACAGTCGCTGCTCGAAGTGGTGCTGACCAGCGCCTTGGCGCAGGAGCTGGTGCTCGACAAGTCGCGCTTCCCGAGCAAGATCAACAATATTCCGTTCGAGACCTTGGACTGGAAAAACATCGGCAGCGGGCCGAAGTCCAAGAAGATCCCGCAGCAGAACAAGTCGCAGGGCGACCCGGTTCCGCTGGACTACCCCACCATTTTCATCAGCGAACTGCACCGCCAAGCCAACCGCGCCTACTCAGATTCGATGCTGTCGGCGGGGGTGAACAACACCTACAGCTACGCCGAGTTCATTCAAGAGATGCGCCGCGCGGTGCGCCACCAGGGGCACGGCCGCCTGGTGCTGAAAATCTCCATCGAGCAGGTGATGGCCGCGCTGCCTGACGACATCAAAGCCGACAAAGAAAAGCTGCAGAGCGCGCTCGATGCGGTGAAAAGCAACATCGAAGAAGCGTTGAAGGACATCAACCCCGAGGATGCCTTGGTCGTTTACGACACGGTCGAGGCCGACATGCTCAAGGGCGCAGGCGAGAAAAGCGACTACGTGCCGTTGATTGAAACCCTGTCGGGGATGTTGGCCACCTCGCTCAAGTCCAACCCGTCGATGTTGGGTTTGCGCCTGCAGGGTTCGCAATCCCTGAGTAACACCGAATCCCTGGTGTTCCTGAAAATTGCCAACGCCGCCCGCCGCCCTGTCGAAACCAACCTGTCCCGCATCCTGACCCTCGCCGCCCGACTCTACGGCGCCGACGTGTACGTCAAATTCAAGTTCGACCCGATCAACCTGCGCCCAGACCTTGAGCTGGAAGCCTTCAAAACCATGCGCCAGGCGCGAACCCTCGAACTGCTCTCCGAAGGTTTCCTCACTGACGACGAAGCCGCGTGGGATCTGGGTACCGGCCCGCGTGCGCCGGGCGCCCCGCCGCTGTCGGGCACCGGGTTCCGTCGTGGCAGCGCGGGCATCAACGCCAACAACGCCAGCCCGAACGACGACCCGCAGGGCCGCGCCCTGCAATCCGACAACCCGAAAAAAGCCGGAGGGGCTAGCCAATGAGCGCCAAACACAAGCGCAGCCAGACGCCTCGCGGCCAGAATCTGCAGCTGGGCGACATCTGGTTCGGCGACGACCAGAGCATGTTGCATGCCCGCGCCGCGCTGGACCAACTGCGCACAGCCAACGCAGACCCAAAATTTTATGTGGGGGACGACGGCGAAGACCAGCCCGACTTCCCTGACTACGGTTACATGCTCACACGCCACCAGGACGTGGCCGTGCTGTCGATCAGTGGCAGCATGGTGAGCAAGGAATCCTTTTTCAACCGCTACTTCGGCCTGATCTCTTATCAGGAAATCCGCAACGCCGCGATCGTCGCTTCGGAGGCTGGTTGCCGTGCGCTGCTGATGGACATCGACACCAACGGCGGCACCGCCGAAGGCATCGGCGAGCTGTCGGACTTCCTGTCCGAGTTCGATAAAAACGTCATGCCGATCTACACGTACACCGGGACGAAGATGCTGTCCGCCGGGTACTGGGTCGGCGCGATCGGCCGCAAAGTTTTCAGCTCCGCGATGGCCATGAACGGCAGCATCGGCGTCGTGAGCGCGCATTTCAGTTACGCCCGGCAGCTCGAAATGCAGGGCATCGACGTAACCATGTTTCGTGCCGGTGAGTTCAAGGCTCTTGGCTCACCGTATGAAAAGTTGGATGACAAAGCCAAAGCTGACATCGAAACGCGGATGGGGAAATTCTACGACCTTTTCCTGAACCACGTTTCCACCGAGCGGGGCATCGCCATTCCAGCGTTGATCGAAACCGCAGCAGAGGGCCGAGTTTTCATGGGCCTAGATGCAATCAAGACGGGGCTTGTAGACGAAGTCACGACGTTCGACAAGGCGATTGCCGCCGTGATGAACGCCGCGGGCGCTCGAAAGCCGACGATCTCTGTACCCCATCAAAATAACCAAATAGGTATGGACGCTATGAAGCGAACACTGACTGACGCGGGCCTCGCGGCCGTCGCATCGGGCATGGACGAGAAGTTGGCCTTGGCCGATCCGTCCCTGTCCGAAGAAGTGAAAGTGAAAACCGCAGAAGAACTGGCAGCCGAAGAAGCCGCAGCAGCGGAACTCGCGGCGAAGCCAGTCGTGGTGGAAGACCCGGCACCAGTCATCACCGGCACCGTCGAGCAGCTGACCGACAGCACCCTGGACAAGATCATTTCCCTCTCCGGGGATCTGGCCGAAGCCAAAGGTGAAGTCAAGCGCCTGCAGGCGAGTGAGTCGGAGCGTTCTGCGCACATGGGCACCCTCATGAAGATTTGTGGGGATGCCGTGAACCGCATGGAACTGCCACTGGGCCGCAGCGCGACGACCTTCACCGGTATGAGCGCCGAGACGCTGATCAACACCTACCACCGCACGCTCAGCGACTTCAACTCGAAGATGAAGATCGGGGCTCAGGCCGAAGTGCCTGCGGAAAGTGATCTCGGCACCACCAAAGCTCAGGCCTACGAGCCTAGCGCCGACTGCGTGAAGCTCTAAACAAACTTCTTGGGGGAATGATCAATGACCACTTTTGTATTCAACGAAAGCGTGACCGACGCGATGAAGGACACGGTTTCCGCAGCCCTTGGCGCCGCCGCGTCCAGCGGTATCGGGAACAACGACCTGAACAAAGCCTACAAGGCTGGCACCGCGCAGAACTATGTCCCGGCCACTGACGGTGACGCGATCGAGGGTTTCCTGACCGCGATCGAGCCTTTCACCGTGAACAACGGTTTCGTCTTCGGCTCGATCCAGCGCCGGGGTCGCAAGGTTGTGCAGAACGGCGCGGCGCAAGCGACGTTGGGCGTCGGTGACTACGTCGTCGCCTTCACCCAAGCCGCCATCGGCACCGCCGGTTTGGCGCAGGTGAAGAAAGCGACCGCCACTGCTGCTGCCGACGACGGCGCGTTGAACCAGGCCGGTTTGTTCGCCTGGCGCGTGATCCGCATCGTCACCGGCACCGGTGTCGCACTCGACCAGGTTCTGATTGAGCGCGTTTAACGCTCATTCCAAACACTTTTGGGGGTAATGAAATGAGCGATCTCTCCACTACGCTGAAGCTGCGTAACCACGAAGGCAACCTCGTTGAGGTGCCGTTCGACGTGCGCATGTACGCACAGGCTTCGGAAAAAGGCCTGACCCTGTCGCAGCACCTCAACCAGCTGTACGCAGGTGCCACCGACCTGGTCAAACACGGCGACGTGTTGCAACAGGCCATGCTGCACTCCGGCATGTACACCTCGACCGACAGCCGCATGGGCATGCACCCGCCGAGCATGAAGCAGATGTTCGACACTGGCATTCAGATGGGTTCGATCACCCGCGGCGACGGTTCCGACCGTGCAACCGTGGCTGGCCGCATGCTCTACCCAGAGATTCTGATGCGCGCCATCGAGTCGAAACTGCGCGACGACTACAGCGATTTGCTCGGCACTTGGTCGAGTTTTATCGCGCAGACCCAGACTGTGACGGGCCCAAAATTCGACCAGCCCGTGATCGACGTGACCCGTCCTGAAGGCTATTCGTCGATGCCGATCGCCCAGCTGGCTGAGCCGGATGTGATGCTGTCCATCACCACCGCTGCCCGCTCGAACAGCATCCCAACCAAGTCGATTGGTCTGCTGATCTCCGACCAGGCCGCGCAAGCGTCGACTCTGGACCTGGTGAACTTGGCCATGACTGCCCAAGCCCGCGCAGAGCGTGTGCGGATGGTGCAGGCGGACATCGCTGCCATCGTCTCCGGTGACATTGACCGGGGCGAGACCGCGAAGACCTCGTTCAAGGCCAACACCCTGGACTCGGCGATCATTGCGGCCGGTGCGATCACCCATAAAGGCTGGGTGAAATACATGCACAAGCAGCGCCGCAGCATGATGACCTTGGGCGCGATCTGCGACCTCGACACCGCGCTGGCCATCGAAGCGCGCTCGGGCAAACCGACCCGCGACACGATTTTCGTGCCAGGGGCTGAGGGCTTCAACCAGGGCGTCACCATCGAGAATCTGACTGGTCCAGATCCTCGTCTGCTGATCGTGGACGACGGCGTAATTGCCGCGAACACGTTCGTTGGCATCGACACAAGATTCGCCTTGCGCCGCGTCATCAACATCTCCGCAGCCTACTCGGCGGTCGAGCAGTTCGTCCTGCGCCGCGCTACTGCGTTCCGCGTAGATTTCGGGGAAATGACCCATACCTTATACCCAGATGCTTTTAAGGTAATGACGCTTACATTGTAATGGAATAAGGGGGCCGCAAGGCCCCCAACCCCACCCG